TCTTGGCGCTGTAATACCCGCTAGTGGTGCGCGCATTGCTACAGCAGATGTAGACGCTGTTCGTTTTTATTATGCTTCTGGAAATATAGCATCCGGAACTATCTATTTATACGGTGTCGCTAAAACCTCTTAAGGAAATATGGCTACAACAAACGCAATTAATGCCAATTCGACAGGGCTAGTGAAGTATAACGGAACGGGCACGTTTTCCGGTGTTACAGTCACGCAATACAACGCATTAATCGGCGGTAGTAGCAACGCAATAACATCAGTAGCGCCATCAACGACAGGTATTCCTTTAGTGTCACAGGGAGCAGCTGCCGATCCAGTATTCGGAACGGCGGTTGTTGCAGCTGGAGGCACTAATTTAACCACGTATGCCAGTGGGGATATTATCTATGCAAGTTCGGCAACAGTGCTCAGTAAACTGGCTAAGGGTACAGATACTCATGTATTGACGGTAGCATCCAGTTTACCAAGTTGGGCAGCTCCAACAGCCGGCGGAGGTGTTTGGACTTTTCTAGCGTCTGGTACCGCTGCGGCTTCGGCAACATTGGATTTTACAACCGGAATAAACAGTACTTATAATTGCTATGCGTTTGTTATAGATAGTCTCCTCCCCGTTACATCTGCAACAAACCTTTATATGCGAACCTCAACAGATGGCGGGTCTACATATGATGCGGGAGCATCTGATTATGGATGGGCAAAAAGTTCAAACGCCAATCAATCCAATGATAATGCCGATTCGGAAATGTCTTTAGGCGATAGCAGTTCAAATAGTAGATCACTATCAGGAATTGTATACGTATATAGTCCATCTGATGCATTACCTTGTAACGTGATAATGGAATTATCTTATACCGATAGCGTATCCGGTAAAGTAGTATCAACAAATAGAGGTATACGATTTGCTTCAGCAAACGTAGATGCCGTTAGATTTCTTTATTCTTCTGGAAATATCAATACAGGAGTTATATATCTATATGGAATATCAAAAACATCATAGGAGATTTTAAATGGCATTAAAAAGAACAGTTGCATCTAAAGAGGGTGGGTATGACGTTGAATGTACACCTGAAGAAGAAGCAGCCTTTAGGGCAGAGTGGGCGAAAAACGACGTAGCGCGAGCAAAGGTAGAGTATCTACGCCTGAGAAAATCAGAGTATCCAAAGCAAGAAGAGCTAGACAAAGCCATGTGGGAACACATTGCAAGAGGAAACTCAGCTCCTATGAGAGAACTTGATGCTCTAATGAGAGCAATAGATGAGAAGTACCCGCCTCCTATTGCTTAAATATAATTCTGACTGATAGAAACAAATTGTCCCTTAAATAGGAGTCGATTATGTCACCTATCGTAAACACTTCATTTACCATGAATAGCGATTTCTCTAGATGTTGCCCTAGAACTCTAAATATTTCTTGCTGCTGCTTTAAAGCCGAGTCAGATCAAGACGATAGAGTGCAGGAGCTAAATACAATTGAACAAATTAATGCTGCGTTAGCTGCACATGAGTCAAAAAGAACTTGGAAGTGCACTATTCTATAAAGAAAATCCTGGGTAGCAAGTTTTTTTTAAAACATATGTGGGAATCTTTGTCAGTGTTTGTCAATCTACGGAAGATTCCTGTTCATAGTGCTGTCTAAAAGCAATCCATTTCTACAACTTGCCTATATTTAAACAGCACATGAACAAGTTATGTTAGATAGTTCTGTCTATACAAAAAGAGGCTTGTGAACAATTCCACAAGCCTCTTGAATAAGAAGAGATATATTAGTTAAATCTCTTCTTCGGTTTGTTTAAAAAAATTAAGATACTTTCCAATATTCAACGGGACCTTTTCTATAAGACTCTAAGTCTACATCGATAAGCTCCGGAATCTTTGTATATTCAACGGCTCCCTTTCTTAGAACCTTCGACAACTTGATACCGCCCCCCACAATATTTGAGTTGCCAGAAATATCTATTAGGCGTTCTTTTAGTTTTTTTTCCTGCAACTCCAAAGCTTTCAGCTGTAAGCGTAAACTTTTGTATTCTTCGGCTGTTTGTGTCCATTCAACATCGCTCCTTAAATGAAAATCACGATCCTCTAACTCGGGAGCTTCCATTTCCTGGATGCTTTCCCAAAACCGCTGCTCTTTAGTAATTAGTTTTTTAATGTAATCGTCATCCCTCTCAACTTCTACAAGCGCCCCGGTGGTACCGTTAAAAGAAAAGTAATAACCGTGATCTAAACCCGTACAAGCCATTTGGTGCTGCATTTGAGGCATATACTTATCAGGAACCCGTCCTGACACAGCCGAACTATGATCGACGCTTCCAGGGCACTTAATTTCAACCAGAACATCTCCGGCATCGGTGATCCCATCAAGACTAGCCATCATCCAATCGTATTGTGTCGAAAAAACAACCTTTGGCTTCGTAACATATCCAGTTGTTAGCTCAAACTCACGTCTAGCAGTCTCCTCCATAGAAGTACCGCGTCTCATCGCCTTATTAGTCTCTTGCTCATATAATCCTAGCTTCTCCTTCCATAATTGATACGGAGTCTTCCATGGACTAACACCCATAATTACCGGCGCATCTGATGCACCAATATAACTTCTTCTCATCTCTAGCCAATCGGCTGTACCTTGAATTAGTGCTGACATATATTATCCTTTATTAAAAATTCTATTATAAATATCTGGTGAGTAAATAGAGAGGCGACCTAATAATTTTATTAAAATGTGTCTAGACAATTTCTCTACTGACTCGTCTTCTTTTCTTTCAGCAAGCGCCATATCAACTAAGGCGTCCGCATCGTTAATTATTCTATCAATAGTAATTTTCATTAGAAATCCGGAGTTGATAGAGATGAAACCTTCTTCAATGCAGCGTTATAAAGTCTCTCAAAAACACCCACTTCAATCTGTGATATATCTTTACCATAGTTTTTCTTGATAAACTCATATACCTTACTTCTATAATCTTCATCGCATTGTGCTAAAAGACCCTGAAGTTGCATTACTTGCTCTCCTGATGCAACATCTACAGCAAGCAAACTCTCATCGTTTTCGCTAAAACAAGGCGTGTGTTTCATATGTCCTTTATCAAATGGATCTTCATTTGTAAATATAGCCTCTAAATAACACGGCTTCTCATTAAATTGATCTAGTATGTATTCCGCTGTGTTTTTGTGAGGTATCGGATTAACCATGTACTCGGTATCCATCTTCTCGCCCTTCTTAACAATCTTGATGTCATAGAAATAAGGCGCACCCCAATCTTTGTCGTTGCATAGAGCCTCAATAGCATTACGAATAGACGCTTGTGTTATATGCAAAACTTGAATGCTCTCCTCGTCGTAATTCCATACAACAAATGACCAAAAATGCTTAATAGCTTTCTTTGGGTCATATGGACGTTGCGGCTTTTCATCCATCTTGTAGCGAACTGGCTTGGTATCTAACCAATCTTCCCAGCCAACAATTGGAGCTGTTAAAATACGTACTCTATTCTCTCCGTCTTGGAGCTTCATATAATTATTTGATGACCTTGGTGCTTGATAGCCTTGTGGTAAAAATGACATGGTTGACCTTGTGATTTGGTTTGGTTGGGTTTGCTTGTGTCCGTTTTTGCGAAGTATTAAAGACATACTTCCTCCTTTAATGTAACTGAAGGGTTTGTCAAAAGATAGCCAAAATTAAATATTTTTGATCTATGTCGAATCACCTTTGGCTGATGGTCTGGAAATTCAAACCTTACGCCTAATAGGTGTTGCGCTTCGTCTAGATGATTTTCTAGCCTGGACGTGTCTAAAGCTGTATTTTCATATAACATCTCTAGAACAGCGCGTAAATGGTCTCCAGCTTCACGTATGATATCCTGGGCCTTGTCGCACTCATGACAGTCTGGTTGCGTGCAACTGTCTTCTTCGTAGTAATACATTTGGTGGTTCCTTCTAGTTTTGGTTGGTTGGGTTCTTATCTCAGCTATTCGCTGTGACATATGTAAATATAACACACCATGCTATTTAATGACAATAGAAACAATTAAACAAAAACAACAAACCGTTAACATGAGATGTCTACAAAACAAGTTGTTGCTAAAAATGTGCAAACATATATATAAACATGCTCTTCTAATCAGGAGGGTTAAAATGGAATTAAAAAGTTGGCTTAAAAAAAACCGCGTTACGCAAGTTGCGTTTGCATCGCATTTAGGTGTAACACAATTTTATTTATCCAAAATATTAAATGGAAAATATTACCCCAGCCGATCCTTGGCTATTAATATAGAAACATTAACAAATGGAGAGGTGCTAGCACAAGATATCATGTTTCCAGACACCCTGCTTTCAGAAAGAACTAATTTAATGGAAGATAAAAGAACGCAGCGATAGAGTAAAAAAAAGAGGGGGCCGAGTAACCAACTCAGCCCCCAAGAAACCCAACCAGCATAAAGAACCACCAATACGCTAGATAAGAACAAATGTATAACCACACTTATAATTGTGGTTTTTTTATTCTCACAAAAACAATGCTCTTTTTTGTATTAAATTAACACTAAAAAAACCCAACCAAACCAAATCCCCTGTAAATATACTGAGAAAGGATAAAGGAAAAGTAGATGCCCCCAAAAGATATCCTAGAAAATGTTGGTACCAGTGACTTCAGAATATATAACGTATCATTAGCAAAAGAACTCACCATATACGCCTCAGTAATAGTCAGCGAATTCTATAACCAATACATCTCGTGCAAGAAAAATAATACCCTACAAACACTTCCAGGAAGCAAACTAAAATGGTTTTTCTATGACATCGAAACAGTCTATCAAAGACTAGGTATCTCAGAGAATGAACAGCGTGCCGCGCTCAAGCTACTAGTATCATATGACCTCATCGAGAGACGTGTCTCAGGGCTGCCAGCTAAACGATGTTTTGCTCTAAAATTCGACAATATTCAAGAATTTCAAAAAAACATTAAAGAGTTTGAAGATACTATTCAAAATTTAACCAATGACAATGAAGAGCACGTTCAAAATTTAAGTAGCAACAATTTTGTGATAAAACAAAATTCTAATGATATTGAATTTGCGGTAAATCAAAATTCTAATGTTACCTCAAAAAACTTGCAAGAAGTCTATAATTCACCCGGCTTGCCACGTGAAATCAACAGAATTGACGTTAAAGAACATTTTTTGAAAAAAAAAGCTCCCATATTACATAATACTCATGAAGCTATGTATCTCAATACACCTATTCATGAAAATACATACATCAATAGTGAAAAGAAAAAAAACCCGCGTGCGCCCGCGTACGCACACGCACACGAGGGCTTAGCCGATATTGAAAAAAACACTACTCGGCCTTCGGCCTCGCTTTTTTCTTTTTCTAATTCTAATTTTATTTTACACGGAAGTCATGTTAAGTTAAAAAGCGAAGATTATACCAAGCTTTGTAAAAACCATACAAAAGAGCTCATTGATGTTTTAATCACAGAAATGAACGATTATTGCGCTGCAAATAAGCCTAAAGGCTATAAGTGCTATGCGGCAGCTCTTAGAACATGGGTTAGGAGATACAGTGAAAACAATCCTACAAACTACTACAAAGCCAAACCAATCAACCCCGATAAGCCGGTCATGGCAAAGCATCCACCAGAAGCCATTAAGCAAAATGAGACACCTGAGGAGCGTAAAGCTCTTGGTGGGAAGAGGATAAACAAATCACTCTATAGCCTACTTGCTTTTCAGGGCAGGGATATGGAGGGATATATCCTCGATGAAACAATTTAAGGATATAACTTTAGAAAGCAACGCGGAATATATTGTAGAGCCAATTGTTTCATGGGAATATTTTTCAAAGTCAGAGGGAATGGGGGTAGATTCTGAGGGTGCGGATATAGAAAAACTAGATATTCATACACGATCAATAGCCATTCAGCTTATAGCGTGGGCAAATAACCCACAAAAAACTCTGTATCTTTGGGGTGCACCTGGTTGTGGTAAGACATTTGCGGGAATTGCCATTTTAAAACACGTGTTTAATAAGTATAAAAAACCATGGATACGCTATTTAGAGGCCTCTTTGATTACAGATATAGGAAAGAAAAAAGGAACATCATTTCTCCAAGACACCTATGCGGAGTGTGATCTTTTGATGGTGGATGATTTAGGGGTATCAATGCCTGCAGAATGGGAGCAGAGGTACACTTACGACCTTTTCGACAGACGTTGCCAGCGTTTAGATAAGCCAACAATTGTCACAAGCAACCTATCAAAAAAAGAATTAACAAAAGTAGTAACAGAGCGGGTAGTTTCACGATTACGAGGCCAAGAGTTTGAATTTATAACAGGAGACCTCAGAAACTAGCGTTTAAACGCATTTAATACCACCTAGAACGAGCGATCTTGTGTTAAACGCAAGATTGTAAGCCTAAAACGCGTTCGTTGATTCTAGGTGCCTTAAAACAAGAAATCAGAAAACTCAACCAAAACCAGAAAAAGGACCAAATGAAACATAAATTGGATAGTTTAGACAAGTTGTTGTTAGCAATTAGCTTTTTTTCGGCCACCTGTTTTTTAATAACAGTTACACAAGGATGTTCTTATACAAACAAGAAGATGGGACAAAACGACGATTGGATTGGCGAAGAGATTGTAGAAGAGGTAATTAAATCACAAACAGGCTTGAGAGTAGATCTTACGCCAGAATCACAAGAGAGGTAGTAGGTTTAAATGAGTAGCATTGATGAGATACGAAAAACGAAAATCAGAGCAGCACTGGAAAACACAAATCTAACATTTGGCTCACTAATTAGAACTATTCGTTCGGCATTAGGCGTTAAGTTATACACAGCATGTGAGGAAACGGGTATTGGTGATCAAAAGATGAGGGCTTTTGAATTAGGAAGATTTAGCAGGAGGCCAGATGAAACAGACATCAAGTTGCTGGCTGAATATTACGGAATTGAATACGAAAATCTTGTGGACAGAGTTGATAAACACATTGAAAGATCACGTAAAATGAGAGAGGAGAAGGGGCTTATATGACTGAATATCAATACACAGATACTCAATCTCTAATTGATAGTAATAAATATCCATTTACGCGAGAGCAATTTAGATATCTTCTGAGACATCGTGATAAGAACGGGCTTAACAAAGCCGCTCGAAAGATAGGGAAGTGCATTTATTGGCGCTCAGACCTATTTGACGAATGGATTGAAAGTCATGCAGAAACAACAGAGTGAAATATTCGTGGGATATGAAAAAATTAAAAAAGAAGAACGGAGATAAAATACTAGATCTCATTTCTGAAGATGAAATACTAGGTCTCATTTCTGAAAACGATTATCTATCATTTATATCAATTCTATCTGAATTATCGAGTTTAGAAATTGATTCTATTTGGGATAAGGATGAGCAACTTGGACAGATACTCACAGACTCAATAAGTCTATACAAAGGGTTGTTAGAGCTTAAGGAACAGTTTTTTTGGGCTCATGAAAGGAGGTTCAATAAGTGAAGATAACAATATTTGGAGATCCAATTTCCAAAATGAGGCCAAGATTTGCTCGTCGTGGGAAATATGTTTCTACATTTGATCCGCAAGAAGAGCAAAAGTTAACAATAAAAGAGCTATTAAAACAGCACTTTAAAGAGTGTTTAGAGAGTAATGATGTTAAAATCGCAACAGAGGCCAAAAGATTTGCCTCTACGCCATTCTTTGAGTGTGAGCTATCGTTTCATATCAAAGCACCAGAAAGTTGGTCTAGCGCACTAAAGAATGAGAAAATATGGGGTATAACGAAATGTGACAATAAATGTGACCTAGATAATTACGAGAAGTTCTATCTTGACTGCATGAACAAAATTATATTTAATGATGACAAGCAGATTGTAATCCTAAAATCAAGTAAACATTACTCACTGGATCCAAGGGTTGAAATTAATATTTCATCTATATCGTCTAGCGATATTACTGAAGAAGCCAAAGGGGTGTTAAGGGTATTAGGTCCAAGCGAGGTTAGGGAATTGTTTGAACTTTGCTACGAATTGCATTGTTTAATTAAGGATGCTCGAGATGATGATGTTAATCCGAATTGTGATCTCAGTTTTTATGAAGCATATAATGAAATACAACTTTCCAAGACCGCTATAATTTTATCTGAATTGGCTGACAAATATGCTGTACCGTTAAAAAAGATAAAAACTAATTACGGAAATCTTTGGAAGGATGTGCGTGAAGATTATACAACTAATAAAGAAGTGGTTTTGTCAAAAAAAACAGAAGACTGAGATAGAAGTCGTTATTAAGCGAATTCCTATTATTAACTATCCCGAATTAATGACTTACGTAAATTGCATGATAAATAACCATAAAGGGCGCTTTCTCTCGATTAACTCAGAAGTTATCGTGACTCAAAGCAATGGGCCAAATTATCTATTCGTTACAATTGTATTTGAAGTCGATAAAGGAGAGAAATAAGCATGCCACTACACAAGGGAAATTCCCCAAAAACCATTGGGAAAAACATTAAAGAACTGAAACAATCTGGTCGTCCACAGAAACAAGCTGTGGCTATTGCGCTATCAACAGCAGGAATAGCAAAAAAGAAACCCAAGAAACCCAAGAAACCAAAAACCAAAAAGGAATAACAACCACAATGCCACAACAATACACAGTTACCTTTTATTACCTGGACGATAAAACTGCCTCGCTTGATCTTGAGGAGCGTTTTATCATTGATTTTATGAACCAATTTGAAGCCGGAAAGACGTTTTACAATGATTTAAAAACAAATCTATTTTGGTTTAACAAAGAAAAAGTACGGTATGTCACAGCTGTTAGGAAAGAAATGTTTGACCACAGAGAGAATTTCTAAGAATGGATAAAGTAGAAATTTCAATTCTTGTTTTTATAGCACTAGCACCGTTGTCTTTTTTTATTCTTATTAAATCTCTTGTATGTCTTATTTTTTGATCTATGATGGAAGATAGCGGAATTATTGTTAGTTGGCATATAGAAAGCAGAAAGATTGTTGACCTTCGTGATCATTCAAAGAATCCGAGAACTCTGTCTAAACAGCAAGCAATTCACTTAGAGAAAAGCCTTAGGAAGTTTGGGCTAATAGACAAACCTATTATTAATCTTGATAATGGAATAATAGGCGGTCATCAGCGCATTAGGTTGTTAAAGGCTCTTCAAATAGAAGAGGTTGAGTGCTGGGTTCCTTCTTTCATGTTAAATCCAAAAGAGGTGGACGAACTCTGTATTAGGTTAAATAAGAATACTGGAGAATTTTGCTGGGACACTCTAGCGAATCTATGGGATGGTGACGAGCTTATAAATGCAGGCTTTTCAGAGGGTGAATTGCTTGATGAAAAGGTCGTTACTAAAAAGAAATCATTGAAAATCATATTAGAATTCGATACTTCTGAAGGAATGCAAGACTGTCTTGCGAGTAAAGAATTCAATGAGATCAAGCGTTTCGACCCTAAGATAAAAGTAAAAAAATGAGTATTTTTGATACCAATATTAAGTTGTTACGTTTTTTAAGAGCATATCAAACCCGTCAGTTACATGAGCTCGAATGTATTGTAGAGGAGTTGGATAGACTGGAATTATACATTGAAGGACTGGAGGATATGATGGAGTTAGTCGAGGAAGAGGATTCTGTTTCTTTGACGGACTGGATGCTATGATGGAATGAATCGAGGAACTAGTGTTTCTCGTGGAACAGATCTAAAAGAAAGTTGAGTATAAAGAATTAGATTATGAGTGTATTACCTCCAAATTATAATTTTGAGCATATTGTAGAGGCTCTTTACGAATGCAGAGGGTTTATTATTTCTTCACTTAAATATATTGACGTTAAGTGGGGCTATAAACTGACTAGAGAGGTTCTTAATGCAATTATTGTAGAAAACGGAATGAAAGAATGGTTGGATGATATTAGACGTTCTCTAATTGAGGATTCGCTAGCAACGGTGCTTAGGAAGGGTGTGCGAGAGGGTGATAACGCCTGTTTGTTTTGGGTGTTAGGAAAATATAAACAGCATATTGATTTCTTAGAACCAGCTGAGGAAAACAAGCCTGAGAGGGCTAATGGTGAAATTACTGACTTCATGAATAACCTAAAGAAAGCAAATGCCGATACAGCCTTTAAGCGAGATGCAGCTAATAGCGTTTCAACAGAGCAATGCTCGACTTAATATATTTGAAGGCCCTGTAAGAGCTGGGAAGTCATTTTCGTCGCTATTGCGTTGGATAGAATTCTGTAGGTCTGGTCCTAAAGGGCCTCTAATACTTGTTGGACGAACTGACAAGACAATCAAAAGAAACATAATCCTACCACTGCAAGATCTTCTTGGAGATTCCATAGTGTATCACCAACATAAAGGTGAAGTAATGCTATGGGATAGGATTATGTATGTTGTTGGAGCTAACGACGATAGAGCAGAAGCTAAGATTAGGGGATCTGAGTTTGCGGGTGCACTTGTCGATGAGGTGACTTTAATACCAGAAAACTTCATTAAGATGCTGCTTTCGCGATTGTCGGTAGATGGCGCTCAATTCTTCGGAACAACAAACCCGGATAGTCCATTCCATTGGTTAAAACGTGATTTTATCGATAGACAAAGCGAGTTGAATATTGAGGTATTCTCCTTCAACATCAACGATAATCCTTCATTGTCAGAAAAATATAAATCTGATTTAAGGAAGGAATACCAAGGGTTATGGTATCAGCGCTATATAGAGGGAAGGTGGGTGCTTGCTGAAGGTGCTGTTTACGACTTCTTTGATGAAAGTCGGCATGTAATAGAGCATCCTCCGGGAACAGCAGATTATTATATTGTTGGCGTTGATTACGGAACAACAAACCCATGCGTCTTTTCTATGATAGGCTACTCTGGAGCAACTTACCCTAACATGTGGCTTGATAAGGAGTATTACTATGATTCAAAGGCAAAGCAACGGCAAAAGACAGATTATGAATATGCTAATGATTTAGTCGAGTTTATAAAGGGATACAATGTAAAAGCGCTTTACATCGACCCGTCTGCTGCATCATTTAAGCTTGAGTTGCGTAGATCTGGCGTTGCTAATATCAGAGATGCAAAGAATGAAGTTTTGGACGGGATTAGATATCAAAGCCAGCTAATCAGTGCTGGAACCTATAAAATATGCCGCTGTTGCACTAATTCCATTAAGGAATATAGCACATATTTGTGGGACGAGAAATCTAGTAATCACGGTATTGATAAACCAATGAAAGTAAATGATCACTGCTGTGATGCCCAAAGATATGCACTATTTACACACTTTTATGCCAAAACGACTAATGGCATGACAGAGGAGGAAGCAATGTCGATGCAAAAAGTCTATGGTAAAAAATGCTATTAATGATAAACATAAGTATAACCAAGCGGAGTGTGTAAAGCGGCTTTACATAAGAACCAAATGTACAGCTGTTTTACATAGATAGAAACCCAACCAGAGCACAAGAACCACAATCGTAAGGAAGTCCCTACCAAGGACGACTTTACATAGCTCCTTTTTCACAAGAAGGCGCGCAATACACTGGATGTATATATAGATGGTCAATTCAGATCTTTCTATCGTCAATCAGTATGACGAAGCTTATCTCGCCGCTTATTTAGCTTGGGATTCCTTCTTTCCCTTAGCTGAAAGAGATCTTAGGATGTACCTTGGCGATCAGTGGGATGAAGCGGAAAAGAAAGAGCTTTTCCAGCAAGGAAGATCCACATTCGTATTTAATAAAATACGTCCAAGTATAAATATGGTGACAGGCTATCAGCGTAAGCACCGTCACTCTTCTGTAGTTGTCCCCGTTGAGGGATCAGACCAACAAACATCAGATCAACTGACAAAACTCCTTTTGTACGCGATGCAATTTGGAGATGGTTACGAACTCATTTCTGATTGTTTTTCTGGTGCCTTAAAAACAGGCTGGAATCTTGCTAGTGCTTGGCTAGATTATAGAACTGATCCAATAGATGGGGACATCTGTTTCCGTAGAGAGCCTTATAACGCATTCATTTGTGATCCTTATTTCTCTAAAAGGGATATGTCAGATTGTGCTTATATTTTGCGGAGAAAATACCTCTCAATAGAACAAACAAACTCCCTTCTTCCAGGAAAAGAAAATGAGCTAATAGAGCTCTATAATGTTGGATGGGAGAGGGACGATAAATTCACATGGTTACCCTATCAAAGGCTCCCAAACGGCCAAAAGATGATGGCATACGATGAATTTTGGGTTCAGGGATGGGAAGATGAAGAGCTTTTAATAGACCGTCAAACGGGTGAAATGTCCCCTTTTGATGGAGACAGAAACATTCTATTCATTCGCCCTGAATTAGATATAATTACACGAAAAAAACCGTACGTTTTACAACATATCATTGTCAATAACGTGCATCTTCTAACAGAGAAAAACCCGAATGGCTTAGATGAATACCCATTCGTTCCATTCTTTGCTATTTTTGAGCCAGAATCCGACCAGTGGATGCTCAAGGTACAATCGCTTATTAGGACGATGGTAGACCCACAAAGAGAGTCTAATCGCCGTAGATCACAGATGAGTGACCTTATTGAGAGTCAAATTAACTCTGGCTGGGTGGCTACAGAAAATAGTGTTGTAAATCCTCGGTCATTATTCCAAACGTCGCAGGGAAAAGTAATCTGGCGCACTCAAGATGCTGCACCTGGTTCATTAGAAAAGATTCCTCCTGCACAAATACCGCCAAGTTTCTTCCAGCTACAAGAGCTGTATGACAAAGACATGCAAGAAGTTGCTAATATTTCCGCTGAATTGCTGGGTCAAGCCGATTCTGAACAGGATTCAGGCCTTAAAGTGATGCTCAGACAAGGAGCCGCTTTAGTAGGGTTACAAGATCTATTCGACAACTTGAGGTATTCTCAAGAGTGTCTATCTAGAAAAGTTTTAAAATTGATTCAACACTGGTCGCCGGAAAAGATGTCAAGAATTCTTGGCGAAGAGGTGTCCGAATCAATAAAAAACAAAGAGGTCTTAAAATACGATATTTCTGTTCAAGAAGGTGTTCTCACAAACACCCAGCAGCAAATGTTCTTTCAGCAACTCATCACCCTTAAAGAACTTGGCGAGCCTATACCTCCTGGATTACTTGCTCGTGTTGCGCCTCTACAGGGCAAAACCGAATACATGCAAGCGATGGATGAATTCAATAAGAAGCAACAGGAAGCACAAGACCAAGCTACTCAAATCCAGCAGCAGATTCATCAGACACAATCGCAACTATTCCAATCACAATCTATAGCAAACATCGCATCTGCAAAAGAGAGATTTACTCGCTCCGTAGCAAATCTAGGATTGGAAGACGAACGCGTAGCCCAAGCGGTAGAAAACCGTGCTGATGCAACTCTCAAGCGCACACAAGCTGCAAAGCAGATTGAGGAGATGGACGACGATAGATTGATCAAGCTATTGGATCTGTTTATGAAATTAGAGGACTACAACCAAGCTCAAGAAGCTAAATTAAAATCCGACAATTTAATGGTATCGTCGCAGGTAAAAAACATAGTAAATCAACAGCAAGGAGCTGGGGTTGAACCTGGGCCTGTTGCTGGTCAACAAAGTCAACAATTAGGAGTTTAAAATGAAATACAAGACAGCTAAAGAGCACAACATGGCTCCAATGAAGGGAATGAAGCAAGGTTCTGGAGTAATGGGACACGCCGGCTCCGTAAAACATATAGAGCCATGTGTTTTCCCAGATCAAGGAAAAGTAAAGATGGATACAACTTCCGGTCGTGGATACGATAGTGAAGCTTGGAACTATAAATACTAGGATATTAGATGCAACAAGTTGGTGAAACATCACAGGCAATAGTAGAAGACGATGAGAGGGAAGTTGATAGAATTCTTCGACAAAATTCATGTCATAAAGAACCTTATTGGATCGTTATCTATGCAAAACCAACTAAAACAATGGTTGATGGAAAACACACGATGCTAAGGTATCGTAAAGCTGTTTTCACTAAGCCAAATCCTCAAGTAGGAATGATCATCGCTGAAGTGAACAATCAAGATGGAACGATTGACTGGGACATTTCTATGCCTGACAGGCCTTTTGATTATGGCGCGTTAGGTTTAGAGCAAGACTCCCATGTAAGAGTTTCATCAAAGATCAATCCACAAGCATATATTTACAATTAAGAGCCGCCGTCTTTAACGGGCGTAAAAAAAGAAACCCAACCAAGAGCCGCCATCTTTAAAGGGCGAATATACAGGACCCACTTAATGGAACTAACCAATCCGGGCGTTTATTCTGAGGCCGCCGCTCAGGGAGTAGAGTCTCAACTCGACCAACAAAGCTACCAACAAGAGGCACCTGCGCAAGAACAGCATGTGCCATTGTCTGCGTTACAGGCTGAGAGGAGAGAAAGACAGCAGTTGCAAGAAAATCTCAAGCTAATGCAAGACCACATTTCGCTTCTCCAAGCTAATCACGTCAGAAGTAAACCACCTGAAGATGATGGCCTAAGAGATGACGATGTTTTAACCGTAGGTGAGGCAAAGCGTTACCTAAGTGAACAAACACGTAAAACGGATTCTGAGCTTGCAGAACTTAGAATGCAACAGACCTACTCCGATTATGCGGAGATAGTGAAAACATATCTCCCTGAAGTTTTAAAGGAAGACCCAGAACTAAGGGACGAAATTCAGAACGCTCGGAATCCATTCAAACTTGCTTACAAACTAGCTAAGAAATCAGATGGCTATCAGAAATTTAAACGCGATAAGATGAGCAGCCCAGAGGCAACAAAAGCTATTGCAAATTCGCATAGACCAGGAAATCTTTCATCCGTTGGATCTGTCAGCCCTGCATCTCAAGTTAATTCATACAAAAGCATGTCGGACGCCGATTTTATGAAACAAGTCCAGAAGAACTTGGGATACAGCTAATTTTTAAATAACGAGAAAAAATCATGGCAATTACAACCGTATCAGTGTTGCCTCCCGCAGTAAGAGAGTATTACGACCGTTTACTCTTGATGACTGCCTATCCAATGTTGGTTCATACACGTTTCGCACAGAAGCGCGTATTACCAAAGAAGATGGGAGACACCATTGTTTTTAGAAGATATTCCAGACTGTCAACAGTACCAATTCCATTACAAGATGGAATAACACCACCTGGAGCACCTCTAAGTGTTACAGATATCAAAGCACGCGTAGATTTCTACGGTAACTTCGTAATGATCACAAATCAAGTCGAACTTACTGTTGAGGATAGAGTTCTTAACGAATCTTCACGTCTACTTGCTCAAAACGTTGGTCAGACTATGGACGAAGTTACTAGAGACGTTCTTGCTGCAACAAGCTCAGTACTTGCTTGCAGTAATGGATCTAACGGTAACACTCCAACAGAACTAACTAAGACTGATATTGACGCAGCAGTAAAAACACTATTAGGCAACGACGCCGAAATGATTTCCGCTGTAGTTACGGGAACTAATGCGTTTGGAACAACTCCAGTACGCCCAAGTTTCTATGCCTATATTGATACAGATCTTCTAGATGATTTAGAAGCTGTTTCAAACTTCGTCAGTTCAGCAAACTATCCTAATCAGAACACAGTTCTGGATGGGGAGTGGGGATCAACTGGAAACGTAAGATGGTTATATACAAGCGTAGGAAGTGTTTCTAGCGCATCTCCTGCTGTATACAATAACTTCATTATCGGAAAAGAGGCCTACGCTGTAGTTAACCTAGGATCCGAAACTGGTGAGTTTTATATCGAACCGCTCGGATCAGGAGGTTCTTCTGACCCATTGCATCAGAGAGGGACAGTCGGATGGCAGCATCCTTTTGTATCCCGTATCTTGAATGATGCATTCATGTTGAATCTTCAAGCAACACATAGTTAAAGGAGAATCACATGAGCCAAACCAAAGTCCTTAACTGGACAAACCCAGGAACAGCAGTAGCTCGCAATCTTGATTGTGGGTTTACAGTATCCGAAGTAACAACGGTAGACGTAACAAATGGCGGATCATTCTATTGGAACTCCGCTATGGACGCAGCATCTTACCTTGATGTAGACGCTGGAACCATTACCACAAGCAACGGTTTTACTCCGCTTGCTCAAGGTGCGGTTTTCGGTGCAGCTATTACCAACTTCACATCAGCTAACCCTGGCGTGATCACAGCTTCTAATATTGCAGCTGTTGGTATTGTTGCCGGCGACACCATCAAAGTAACTGCGGTTGCTGAAGCAGCTACTGGAACATCAAAGAACGCTGAATTTACTGTAGCTTCAGTGACAGCAACAGCTATTACTCTTGTTGAAAGCACAGCAGCTTACGCCGTGTATACCTCTGGTGGATTTGTTACTCGCGTATCAGATACAGCCGGGGCCCAGGTAGCTACAAACAACGTTGGTGTTCGCGGTGTAATCGCTGGAACTGGCGTCGTTGGAGCAAACAGTGCGGTTATGGTAGCAGTCTGTAAGAGTGTAGAAAACGTAACATAAAACTCCTCCGTTTATGTTGTGTGGAGGGGGATAAAATCCCCTCCACGCTTTTTAATCAAAAAATAAGGCCCAAAAGTAATGACCAGACAAAGAACAAGCACACCAGAAGCAGCACCGATGCCCTTCAATGTAAGAGCCAATGAAAAAGAATGGCTCGATGAAGAAGTCACAGTAGAATTTATGAATCTTGAGGAACCAGGTCTGATGCAAAAATTTGCATATGGATCAACGAAGAACCCAAAAACATATATTCTTATGCATGGTGGAAAATATAAACTTCCAAGACACCTTGTAAATCATATCAATACAAGAGAAATTCCTAACTGGAAGTGGGTTCCAGATGGAACTGGCTCATTAAACAAACAAATGGTATCTAAAACACCGCGTTTTCAATGTAGAGAAGTTTACGCGTAATTTTGGAGTAGGTCATGACCTGGCAACTTGCCGATATCAGGAAAAAAGTTAGACAGATCACGGGTAGATTTAGCTCAACGCAACTGACTAATCAGCGGTTAGATGAGTATATAAATAACTACTATGTGTTTTCTCTTCCAAATGAGCTGAAGCTAGAAAGAGAGCATACATTTTACGAGTTCAACACGACACCTTTGACTCGTGATTATACCTTCCCCTCAGGTTATGTTAACTTTGAGCCTCCTGTATGGCTAGATGGGTATGACCTACTATTTTATCAAGATCCAACTGTTTGGTATCAAGAAAATCCACTTCAAATAGCACGGTATTCTGTAGGTACAGGAGATGGAGCAACATTTAATTATATATTCTCTGTTAATCCAAGCATCGTTCCAGGCTCTGCAATTATTACAGATAATAATGAGACTGGGGTTGACGATTCATCAGGTGCTTTTACTGGAGATGTTACAGGGACTATTGATTATACAACTGGCGATGTAGATGTAACGTTCACTACTCAGCCAGCAAGTGGTGAAGCCATTGTATTTTCATGGGAGCCTTATACAGCATCTAGACCTACCTCTGTCATGTTATATAATAACGTATTCAGGTTTAGCCCTACACCGGACACGGTCTACCGTACCAGAGTTAAGGCATATCGCCTTGAATCAGAGCTTACATCAGCTACAGAAACGCCAAGACTAGAAGAGTGGGGTCCTGCAATTGCTTACGGTGCAGCCCGTCAAATAGTTTCAGATTTTGGTGAACAAGATAAATACGCGGAAATTACCGCTCTATATGACGAACAATTAGCTTATATCATGCGACGCACTCATCAGAATCTTCTGAATGATCGTGCTCGCCCAATGTTTTGAGGTAATCCAATGGCAGAGTCAGACTGGGATCCAACCCAACCACTAACTACAACAAAATTACGACTTGTACCGTCGGTTATCACTCCTAATTGGGATGCTATTGAAGATGGTGATGTTCCTCATGTTAAAGTGAGATTGGCAGAACAGGCCGGAAACCCAACTAATGAAGCTAATAGAGCATTTCTATATGCAAAAGAAGACCCTAGTAATGGATTTACAGAAACATTTGCCATCAATAGCAACGGAAGCGTAGTACAACTTACACGTGGTGTGCCAACGATTTCAGCATCTGGATATGTATATCTTCCTGGTGGCGTGCTCCTGCAATGGGGAACAAATGCAGACGTTTGGAACGGGACACCAACAATTACATTTCCCCTAGCTTTCTCTGCTGCGCCGTATTCGATTACAGCTAATACAAAAACGGCAGGATCTTCTGCAAGGGCTTTTGTAACGGTTGGAACACTTACCACGACAACATGGACGCCTACTTTATACGCAGATGGCGGAACGGTCGCCGGTACTTCTAGAGATTTGTATTGGATGGCGATAGGGCCTGCCTAAGAAATAAATAGGGATTAAATGAGCGCTTATCAACCTTTTCTTATTTCTGGGTTTAAAACAGGATTAAGCACTGATGTAGCCACATGGTTACTACCACCAGATGCTTTTCCTACTTTAGAAAATGCATATCTTAAAGATGGCGTCATTAATAAGCGAAGTGGATCTCAATTCTTTGCGCAATTCGTTGATAATGTAGGTGATACAACAAATCAAATTACTGGCATATATGAATATGTTGGATTAAGCTCCGGAGCTAAAGAGACGGAACTGTTGTTCACAGACACCAAGAGAATGTGTCGATACAATGCCGTAACTGAGCTGTGTGAAGCAATAGACGTAGCGGATATTTTTTCCTCATCAAACTATAAATGGTTTGCTAACTTTGGAATTACGGGATCAGTTACTCAAAACCGCCTATTCATTACCGACAATAATCCAACCGGAGCTCCTCCAGCAACTGCAATGAGGACATATAGCTTTAACAGCGCAACGACAAGTGATTTTCTTCCTCAATATGGTGCCTTGGCTAGCGATGTTGCTGTTACTTGCCTGTTAATGTTTCCAATTAAAAATAGACTTGTTCTTCTTAATACAGTAGAAGACTCAGGGACTTTGCTTAGAAAACCACAAAGAGCGCGTTGGTGTGTAGCCGGCGACCCATCTACAACAGCCAATCAATGGAGACAAGACATTCCTGGAAATGGGGGATTTGTTGATTGTCCAACGGCAGATTTTATTATAGGAGCTGCCCCATTACAAGATTATCTCATCGTTTTTTTCAGTAACTCAACATGGTCATTAAAACCAACTTCTGACCCAGCCCTCCCGTTTAGATGGGATCGAATCAATAACTATAGAGCTTGTGACGCAACATTTTCCATCATTCAACATGATAAGTATGCAATTAGTTTTGGTAAGACGGGAATAATTGCTTGTGATGGGATAGAGACAAATAGAATCGACAACAACATTCAAGAATTCGTTACGAAAACAGTAACTCAGTCTAATTTTAGTAAATTATATTCGGCAAGAAATTATTCCGAAAGAAGATCCTGGACGTTATTTAACTCTTCTGAAAACGCAAATAGCGAGAATGATTCGGCGTTAATTAGATCGGAAGAAGAGGGATCATGGTCTGTTTTCAACATAAAGATGTCATGCCTTGGGAATGGTGCATCAGAGAAAGACTTTCGTCTATCAGATTTCACAGGAGATTACGACTATGATTTCAATGACTTTTCAGAAAATGAAGATTTCATAAGTTACTATGCACAAAATGATAGTAGATTGTTTTTCGGCGGTGATTATGAAGGAAGGATTTATCTATTAGATGCTGGTAATAGCGATGACACTGCCCTAGGAGATGATAACGACATTTCAATGGAATTGTTAACGGCAGGATTTAACCCATATCAACCGCAAGGGATAGAGGCACAGTTAGGATATGTTGATATTTACGTTGACCAAAGCGTTGGCGGCGAATTAGAAATAGGGTTTATTCAAGATGACAACGTAACACCTTCTTCAACAGAAACAATCAATCTAATCCCACAATTTGGATGGTTAGCAGACGTTCTTTCTATATCAAAAGCTAGTACATGTCGCGTAACAGCTATTAGCCATGGAATCTCCACGGGGACAGAGGTTCATATATATGGCGTAAAAGGAATGGTAGAGATAAACACAGGCCCATTTACTGTCACCTATATAGATGAAAATAATTTTGATCTTCAAGGTGTAAATTCCACAGCTTATACGACATATACAAGCGGTGGGACGATTTCTGAAATCCCGACTTCGTATAAGAATACTCAGGTTTGGAAGCGTGTATATTCAGGAGCTATAGGGTATTTGCATCAGTTGAAAATTACCAACACAGGTAAAGATCATAACATACGCATACACGCAATTAAACCATGGTTTAGGGCCGTTGGAAGTAGGCAATTGTCATGACCTTACCAACAGATATCATTTATCCATTTAGACCGGCTCAGATAACAAGTAAAGACCCAAACGATCTAAAGGTGTATTTATACGATTTGATATTCAAAATGACGCGTGTTTATCAGGATCAGGTTGAAATAATTAATGGAAATATCAGGGAATATACTGCAACGATATTAGGTTCCACTGTAGCCGGAACGGGAACTTACAACTATCAAACAGGCGTTTATTTACGCCAAGGTCTTATGGTTGACTACTGGTTTGATATCTCATGGTCGGCGCATACGGGAGCAGGAAATTTAGAGGTATTATTACCCTATAAAGTTAAAGCTATAAGTAATAATGTATGGCTTGGTAGTGTAAGCACATCGAATATTACATACCCCGCGGGATATATATACCCCTCTATAATTTGCTTGCAAGATGATACTTCGGCAATTGTAAAGGTCAATGCAAGCGGTTTGGCAGAATCTAATATAGGAATCCCAGCTAGTGGCATTTTAAAGGGTCATGTTAGATATATAGGACAAGAATTTAATTAAAATGACAGAAATAGAAAACCTACGTTTCATAAGAATTATCGACCCTGTTCATATTCCGAAGCATCTTGTGGAACAGATTAGAGATAGGGAATTTACTGTTGATAGATTCTATGATTATCAAAGATCAATTTGTGTTGATCATGTAGATAATGGAATTCAAGCAAATATGTTGAATCTATTATTTGTAATAGTAGATGACGAAAATAAAGTTCAAGGCTTTGCGTGGATGGTAATCGATGTGCTTTGTAATGCTCTGTTTATTAATACCTTTTCAATTGAGAAGATATATTGGGGCGGTGGAAAAGCTGTCGAATTATTAAAGCGAAAAGCAATAGAGATAATGGAAGGCGCAAAGCTACCAAAATGCTATTGGATGACTAATCACCCTAAGCATAGTGAAAGATATGGTTTTAAGCGCGCAAAAACAGTTTTAATGCAATATACAGGAGAAGACGACGATGGGAAAGGTATTCGGGGGGAGCAAAGCGAAGCAAACAGGATCGGCTCAACTACTAACTCCTGAGCAGAGAGCGTTTATTAAACAAATATTGGGCGATATGGGACCTGATGCTGCTTCAGCATTTGGTGATCTTTTACAGCCATATAGCGAAGAGATGTTTCAGTCTTCTGTTGTTGATCCTGCAATGAAAACATATGAACAACAGATGCTTCCAGGATTGCAGCAAAGATTTGTAGATGCAAATGCCTCCTCATCATCTGCGCTTAATCAAGCTTTAGCACAAAGCGCCGGGGATATGTCCGGCTTACTTGCAGGTCAACGTTTAGATTTACAACAAGCAGCAGCTCAAAGACAGCAAGGAGCTCTTAGTGGATTGGTTGGACTAGCCGGCGGGAAAACTATGGAGCCTATTGTTCAAGGCCCGAAACCAAGTTTACTTGGCGGTCTATTACAAGGTGCCGGAGCCGCAGGAATGGGTTGGCTGTTGAGTTCTAAGGAAGTGAAAGAAAACATAAGAGACTACGATAAGGGTCTTGAAACCATTCGTAATTTCAAAGTAAAACAATATGATTATAAGCTAAATGTAGAGGTCAACAAACATAAAGATAGAGTTGGTTTGATTGCAGAAGAGTTGCCCGAGGAACTTACTGGATATATTGATGAAGTTAAATCAGTAGATTTATACGGCCTTGTCTCCGTTCTAATTAATGCTATTAAGCAACTTGATTCCAGGCTTTCTAATTTGGAGAAGAAATAATGGCTATTGTATTTGAATCTAATCAAGACCCTTATGGTTTGGTTGGTCTTGGAAACATGGCTGGCAAGATGCTATATAACCGAGGCGAAGAACAAAAAGCAGAAAAGAAGCGCATATTAAGCGGCTCTACCTTGGCTTCAGTTATGCAGGCGATGCAAGGAAAAGCACCTGAAGAAAAAATGAGTTTACTCGGCCAAGCATTACAGCAAGGACTTGATCCAGATGTCGCTAATCGTTTTGGAATGTCCATTATGCAAGAAGCCGATGAACTCCGGGCACAGAACCAAAAGAAATCATTAGAGCAACAAGAGGTACAATCACTTCTGCAATTATCAGGAAAGTCTCCAGAGGAAATTAACGCATTAGCTCCCACATTAACCCCTACTTCTGCTAGAGAACTGTTAAAAACATCCAAATCATCATACGAACCAGAATCTGAAAAAATAGCAGCAAAAAGACAGTCGGAATTTGCTGATGCAATTATAAAAGATTATCAATCCGCTGAAACATCTTCGCTTAGGCTTAAGAGAATGGCCAAGTTAAATGAAGGGGATAAGTTAACAACTCCATTTGCAGCAACGGTATTAGAAATTGCGGGATTGCCATTAGGTATACTATCGAATCCAGATAGTGAAGAATTTGCTAAATTAGAGGCGGATTTCTCTAGAGATGCTTCAAAATATTTTCCTGGTCAAGTACGTACAGCAGAATTAGTAGCATTTATGAAGTCTATCCCTTCATTGATGAATTCTAAAGAAGGAAGAGACAGGGTCATACAAAATTTAACTCTTATAGACGAAGCAAAAAAAGAGCGATACGAAGCTTATAAAGAAATTATTAAAGAGAACAGAGGATTTCCTCCTTCGGATTTAGATGTTCGCATATTTGAAAGAACAAAAGAAAAGATGTCTGATATTGGAGATAGATTTGCTAATGGTATTTCTGATGCAGCAGAACCTTTTCAATCAAAAGTAACGATGTATGACGCCTCCGGAAAGGCATATAGTATCCCCGCTTCACTTATTCCCCAGGCAATGGAAGAAAAAGGACTAAAATTCAAATGACAGCATCAATCGATTGGAATAAATATCTTATTGAATCAACGCTAGAAAGTCAAAAAGCGCCTGTTGCGCCAATTCCAGTAATCTCCACGCAAACGCAGGTTCCTCAAGCTCAGGTTCCTCAACAAGAAGAGGCTACGGGTGTTACCGAGCAAAAAAGTCCAATTCAATGGGATCAGTTTGAAGTAAAAGAACCTGAAACAGGTCTGCAACAAGCCACAAGGTTTGCTACTGGAGTTGTTTCTGACTGGGTTGCACAAACGCTCGGCCTTCCTGGGGATATTGGAGCATTAGTTGAAAGTATCGCTCCTGGCGATAAAGAAAACCCTCTTAGACAGCTTGCAACTTGGGCGTCTAATCTTCCTGGATCACAGTCCATAAAAGAGGGTATTTCTAGTCTAACAGGAGGATATACCTCCCCACAAGAAGGGTTAGAAACATCTACTCGCGAAGCATTGAGCACGCTGTCATCTTTAATTTCTCCTGTTCCTGGTGTTACAACAGCAGCAAGAACCGCACCAGTGGTAATAAGGCATGCAGCAAATGCACTAGCTTCGCAATTAGCTAAAGAGGGGGTTAAACTTTTAGGAGGAAGCGAAGGGCAGCAGGAAGACGCTAAAATGCTTTCTCTTTTCGTTGGAGGAATGGCTCTTCCAAGAATAGCAGAACGTTCACCGGATGCATTTGTAAGTAAAGTGTATCAAAAAAGAGACGCTCTAATCCCAAATGGCACAATGGTTGAGCCAGTAAAATTATCCAAAGATCTAAACTCCTTCATAGAGAAGTTAAAAAAGGGAATTCCAACAGCAGAAAAACGCGCTGCAATTGCTCAGGCCGAAGAATTATTGACAGCCGTTAATAATAGAGCTGTTCCACTTAAAGAAATGACAGAAATGCAAAGAAACTTAAATAGAAACATGTCCGATTTATACACAAAGGATTTGAGTAAGTCTGGTGTCAAAGCAGCTAGAGCAAATTACGGCGAGATAGCGGCAATGCTTAATAACTCAGTTGAAGGATTTATAGGAACTGTCAGTCCAAACGCAGTACAATTACATCGGCAAGCTCAGGCTGCATACAGTACATTATCACAGAGCAGAGTAGTAACAAGGTTCATTACAAAACAACTCGAATCACTACCGGCAAAAACAGCTGTGGGCATGATGTTTGGTGGAGCTGCAATGCATCCTATCGAGGCTGTAATGGCTCTTCCGAAAGCAGCTGCAACCGCCGCAGTAGCAGGCGGGATTAAGACCGCAGCGGAAGTTACTTACCGCGTTCTTAAAGACCCAACGCTTAGAATGTATTACTTTGATGTTTTGACAGGTGCTATGAAAGAAAATGCTCCGGCGGTTATTAGATCTTTAAATAAGCTAGATGCTGCAATGTACAAACAGATGTCCAGTCCCGATTATCATTTGTCAGATGAAGAGAAGGCAAAAAAGAGAAGAAAAGAAAGAGAAAAGAAAGAGAGCCAGGTAACACCAAACCTCTCTTTCTCTTCAAATTACTAATAATCTCCTGTCCAACCCTCCGGTTCATCGTTCCAAGTTGCTATAAGGGCAACCGGCCAAATGATAAGATTAACCACAACTGCGAAGCAAAGGGTCGGGGAATGCAGTATTATGCATATTATATTTCCAAGTGTTTCTAACATATGATCTCTCTTAGTTTCTGTGTCAATCAGATATATTATAGACATATAACGACAATAACACAAGAAAAACCAAGAGAAACTAGTTTTTTAGTTTCTCAAAAAAATATATAACAACAGCTATAGCGATGAGACTTCCCAGGATAAACACTATTTATCTCTCCAAAGCCTATCTTGCAACTCATCAGCATGCCACGCATAATAATCGGCATCACTCATGTGTCGCACGGATTCATAGTAAGCATCAGAGGCGTCGGTAGTAATATTTGCTATTGTATTTAAACACCCCGAAACAAGAACACCATATACATTTCTTGTTGCTATTCCAGTAATAAGGCCAGCAATAGCACTCAATACCGTTCTTTTCACATCAAGTTGTTTGATCTTTTCTGCTGCGCTTTTAGATTTTTTAATAGCTGAATTCATTTTTTCAACTGTGAAATGCCATTCTCTCCATATTCTATCCCTTTCCGCATCGGTAAGGGCTTTGTTCTGGCATTCACACACGTTGATTAGAGAGGCTTGATAGGCCTCTTGTGGAATAGTCCAAATAGTTTCTTGTGGCGGAATAAAATCAATCATACTAATAAAAACTCCTCGTTAAAATTTCCATGGAAGAATTAGCTATAAAGAGAATGACAAAGTCGAGAATGGTCGTATGTATTTGTTGTTTTTGGCCGTATTTCTTCCTGTAAAACCACATTGCTAAACTTGTTCCAAGTGATACAAATAAGCATTTAAAAAAAAACGACATCATTCTAGCTCTTTTTTGGTCAAATTATGTCCCTGACATTTTCGACTGCAATACTTTGATCTTTCATATGTTGATTTTTTTTTTGTATAAAGAAAACCGCAGGTTTCACATACGCAATAAACATGTAAATTACCTTTCGGCCTTCTTCCCATTGCAGTATTTCTACATATAATCGAACAATATTTCTTTTGTCGTCTCTGTAAAGCCGCTTTACATTCCAAGCACTTCACCAGAGCACTCATTTCTTTTCTTTTAACAAATCAATAAACATTTGGTATAAGTGATCGGTTCTTTGGTTATATGCATCTGTTTTATCAATAAACATTTGGTATAAGTGATCGGTTCTTTGGTTATTTATATCTATTTTATTGCTTAAAGAGTTGATATTGATGTCTAGTCTATTGCTTAATGCGTTGACATCGCTGTCTAATCTATTTGCCACGTAAAATACGAAAGTACCCAACGTTCCAATAATCGTTCCAATAATCGTTACTGTTTGTGTCCAATCCATTATTTCCTCCCTAAGAGCTGACTCCCTACATGTTCCTAATCACTCCCTGCATGTTCCTAATCACTCCCTACAGGTTGGGGAGATTTCTCAGGAGACCTATTATCCTTTTGCGACAAAAGGATTGGAGCCATACTCCTCTAGTTGTTTTTTTAATTCTAGATACATTTTCGCAAGTTCGTTGTGTCTAGCAAAAAGGCCTTTTCTAACCGCTTCAGAACTTGCTTTTACTTGTGCAAGTTCACTTTTAAGAGCTGCAACCTCATCAATTTCTTCAAAAAGATTTAACTGGATTTCCATAAAAATAACCATGTTTTTTCTTACGCATAATTATAACAGGGACCTTTGCCAATGTAAATAAGAAAAAAACCATTTGTTGTAAAAACAAGAAAAATGTTATGTATGTGTTACCCAGCCAAACCACCACCACCAAGAGAACCACGATGCCTTTTCAAATTAACCAATTCGGATATCCAGGACCAAACAATGCAACTACTGGAG